TAATCTATATAAGCTAGATGAAGTGTTTACTATTAAGGGTTACGATGAACTAGTTCAGATGGTGCATGAGCATATCGCTGGTACTGGTGACTCTGCAGAGTCTTCACAGCCGAGTGTATTACCAGCAGCTACTCATGCTGTCCCTGCTGTCGAAAGTGTACCGACACCTGCTGCACCTGCTGCAGCCCCGGCTCAACCAGCTAATGATAGCGATGCTGAAATTAAAGACTTGCTCGCAGGCTTAGACCTCTAATATATGGACCCAGAACTACCATTACCTGAGGTAAGCTCTCAGATGCCTGAACAGATACCGCTGCCAGATCCGTTGCCAATGGATAATGGAGAGGCACCACCGGCTTCGTACACTAAGGAATTAAGCCCCGTAGAAAAGAGCAATGCATTAATTCAATTTATGGGTGCGCAATATGGTGCACTTAATCAATTAGATGGTCAAATTGAAGGTCATGGCGCCCTCGGTAAAGGTAGTTCTGCAAAGGTAAAGCAGCAGGTAGCACAGGTACTTGCAAGTACACATGCAGCTGCGCCGGTACATGTACCGCCACCAGTAGCACCTCAACAGCAGCAGGTATCGCAGCCTGCTGCTGTCCCGGTGCTTAATGTAATGGAACCTGACATTCCGGTAGATACTAATCAGTTGGAGTTCAACTTCAACGTTGACGAGAAACAAGAATTACTATCGATGATACGCACTCTTGTTAATAGTGTTAAAGCGCAGCGAAAAGAGATAGATCTATTAAATGATAAAATTGATAGTCTTATTAAGACATCAAAAAAAAAATCTCCCGGTAGGTCGAGAAAAGCCGTTGATACGACGTCCAAGGTATAGTATAATCAAAATTGTAAATGGCTTATTTAAGAGTAAAAAATAAAAAGGACTTCGTTAATAACTTTATTGGACCTATTTCCAATCTACATAATATGTGTGTAGTTCATCTTTCAAAGGATGAAATTAGTTGTATCGTAGCATCAGAAGACTCTACTATTGTATGTAGGACGTCAATTGAAGTTGAGAGCGATGTAGAGGGAACAGTAACACTTAATATCCCAGATATTAAGAAGTTGCATAGAGTATTAGATATCATACCTAAAGAAGATATTACTATTAAAATTAACGAGAATAGCATCTCATATAATGAGAGTGGTTTTAAATTTAAATACCATCTACTCGACGATGGTATTATCAGGCAGCCTAATATTAATATTAATAAAATTAATGATTTAGAGTTTAGCAGTACCTTCTCCGTAAAAGAGAGTAGCCTAGCTACAGTATTTAAGGGTAGTTCGTTTACTACTGAGACGTCTAAGCTATATCTATATACTGAAGATGGTAATATTGTAGGTGAGTTAGGTGATAGAAGCCGACATAATACAGATAACTTTGTTTGTGTTATGAGTGAAGATTGTGAAGGCTCTGGGATTACAACACCTTTAGCTCTTAACTTCGAAAGCTTTCGACTAATAAGCTTTAACAATAGTAGGGAAGTTCAATTTAGGGTTAATCAAGATATGGGTGTTATAGTTTGCGATATGAAAAAGAGTAATACATCATTGATTTATGTAATTTCAGCCCTAATTAATTAATATGGCTAATAGACATGAGAAGGTACGAGTTAAGCGCATCAGTAATAAGCTAAAAACAGCAGGTTATGTTATTAAGCGGCTTAAAGATAACGGGTTTGTTGTATTTAAAATGTTCAATGCATACAGTGAAGTTGATTTCCGTAGATGGACGATACTGATAGATCCAGGTAGATCTTCTGTATTCTTGACCTGTTATCATAATAAAGATAATATTAATGAAATTATGTTTGAGTTTGATGATGGAGGAATTAACTTTCCTCGAGGCTTTTACATACAAACTGAAAGTGTTGAAGTTTTAGTATCTCATCTAATTCAGAAGGGTATATCTAATGATCCAGATGGAAATCGTTTCGCAAAAGTATAAGTACTTTTATGAAACGAGACGGTACCCCTAAAAAGAGGTCACGAGCGCCATTGAAGCATAAGATTGATAAAGTAGATAGCGTATCTATCGCACTATCCGAGCAACAGGACATCGAAACTCTCATAAGGGATGCGTTATCTGGTATGCTAACGGATATCACTCCAAGAGGGAGTGAGGGTGTACCTGTTAAGGATAATCTTGATGCAATGGTGGCAACGTGTTCTGAGTTCATGAATAACTTTATCATTATGGGATACGACCTGGATGGCAATCCGATTCAACCGGTAATACATGCCAAAAACCAACTCGAGGTCGATGCCCTTGGGCAGTATCTGCAGCAATACCTTCACACAATTGTTTCATACATGGATTAGATTGAATAGTTGATTATCGGAGTCTATCATATAAAATACCTATATGAATATACTCGTACTATCAAAAGGCTTTATTGCCTCTCGCTTGACTGAATACTTGATTCGCGAGAAGCATACAGTATATAACTTCTCTAGAGAAGAGCTAGACTACGGCGATAAAAGTCGCTTTTTTAATTTTTTAGATAAGACAGCTATTGATGCTGTTGTTAATTGTGCAGGGTTCACCGGTAAGCCTAATGTTGATGAATGTGAGGTTCGAAAAGAAGAATGCTTTATTCAGAATTCAATCCTACCTCGAGATATTGAAGAGGTTTGCAAGATTAAAAGAGTGAACCTAATTCATGTTAGTTCTGGCTGCATTTATACCGGGTATGATAAAGAGTATACTGAAGATGATGAACCTAACTTCGGAATGTTTGATAGTGATTCTAGTTTTTATAGTAAGACAAAGCATGCCGGTGAACTTAACCTTGATACCAACTTTACTAACATCATTAGAATTAGAATGCCAATTGAAGGTACTCTAGACTCAAAAAACCTGTTACATAAACTAAAAGGCTATAGTAAGCTGATTGATTATAGGAACAGTAAGACAGATGTAACAGTTCTATGTGAGTTTATTGAGACTGTTATCGATGATTTTGAACCTGGTATATTTAATGCGGTTCATAGTAACGCACTCACTACAAAAGAAGTAATAGAGATATCTAAAGAATATCCACTCACAGTTAACCCAGAATGGGAGTTTGTGGATTTTGAAGACTTAAACACGAAGTGTGGTAGAAGTAATTGCGTCTTGAGTAACGATAAGAGTAAACTAGTATTTGATTTTGATTGGGGTGATGAAGAGTATTACATTCGAAAAAGCTTTCAGGCGATGACAGAGATATTGCAAGAAGAAGAGAAATAAGCATAAAAAAATATGGATAATTACCAATTACAACGACTTATCGACCAGCATAAAAGTGAGGTATATAAGCGTATCAAAAAATACAAACCGACCGGTGACATTACAGCCTTTACAGCTGGTAACTTTGATATAATTCACCCGGGTTATACTGCAACGTTTGAAGAAGCTAAGCGACATTGTGATAAGTTTATTGTCTTCCTACACGGCGACCCTTCTGCTACTCGTAATACAAAGTATAAGCCTGTCGTACCGTATTACGATCGTTATAAAATGCTTATGTCTATTAAGCATATTGATGAGGTATATATGTACCAGACGGAAGAAGAATTATACGAGTTAATGAAGACATTCGATTGCGATGTTCGTATATTAGGTGAAGATTATTTAGGTAAAGATTTTACAGGTAGCGAGCTCAGAGCAGAAGTTATATATACTACTCGGTCGCATGAATGGTCTACTACAAAATTTAAAGACCTAATTACAAAACAAACAATTAAGCAGAACCCAAATATTCGCGATGACGACGGCTATTAATAGACCTAAAATACTTGTCACAGGAGGTTATGGGTTTATTGGTGGTAATTTTATACAATACCTACGTGAGACTTTTCAGCAGAGTGTATACATTGTTAATATTGACAAGAACGGTTACGCGTCAAACAAAGAGTATGCTAGCCCGTACTGTGATGAGACTTATGATATTGATATTACGGATGTACCGGCGCTTGAGATGCGATTCGATGAAGATGAGCCATATGATTATATCTTTCACTTTGCTGCTGAGTCTCATGTAGATAATAGCATTTCCGGACCTACTGTTTTTGTCGAATCGAATGTATTAGGTACTCAGAATCTTCTAGAATGTTACCGTGTCCTGAATAAAGGTCATGGCAGATTCATTCATATATCTACTGATGAGGTGTATGGTCACTTAGATCTAACTGACCCTGCCTTCACTGAGGAGACCCCGTTATCCCCACGCTCTCCCTATGCTGCTAGTAAGGCATCGAGTGACCTGATGTGTATATCATATATGAAGACATATGGCTTAGACATTGGGATAACACGTTGTTGTAATAACTTCGGACCTAATCAATATAAAGAGAAATTTATACCGACTATTATCGACTCCTTAAAGAATGGTAATAAGATTCCGGTATATGGTAAAGGTAATAACGTTCGGGAATGGATTCACGTTACATCTCATAATGAAGCCGTCTGGAACGTCGCTATTAAGGGTGATGCTGGGGTATACAATATTGGTAGTGGTGTAGAGTTAACAAATTTAGAGCTTGTTAAGCTAGTCTGTGAGGTTATGGGTAAAGAACCTGCCGATAATATAGAGTTCGTCGCGGATCGCCTGGGTCATGACTTTAGATACGCCATCGATTGCAGTAAAGCTAAGAAAATTGGCATGCAACAAGGCACATATAATGACTTTGTAGTTGAATTAACTGACTACATAGGTTATTATATTAGTAATGACCGATAAGCCGAAAGAGAAAGAGATATACGCGTGTCATCACGGTGATTACGCTGGTCAATCGTTCGTCTTCATTAAGGAAGAGGAACTGTCGTATAATTTTCTTAGAATACCTGATATGGCAAATATATCTGTACCTCATGAGGATTTCTATAATGGAGTCCATAAGGAGATATTACAGTTAATGAAAACCGTTCCAGGAGATGTTTATAAAGTAATACAAGCACAATATAAGAAAAATGAAAATACTGACAATTGATGGCAATAACCTAGTACATAGGGTATATTGGGTAGCGGATAATATGAAGCATAAGGCTGATAATATGCATGTTTATATGTTTCTAAATAGCGTCCGTAGCTATGTAGATCAGTTTAAGCCTGATAAAGTCTTCTGTGCATGGGATGAAAAGCCTGACGGCTTACCTAATAAGCGAAAAGAATTACTAAAGGAGTATAAGGGTAATAGAGACCAGGACCGCAATCAAGTGGTTCATACTAAGAACGACATAATTAAAAAGCTCCTTACCAGTATGGGTGTACCGTCTATCTTTCCGCAGAGATACGAGGCAGATGATGTTATTAAAATAATTGACCAGTATATGGACAAGGAGGCTCGTAGTCAATTTTATAAAACTAGACAACACTACAAGCACGTTATCGTTACTGTAGACAAAGACCTGTGTCAGCTAATATCTAATAAGGTGTCTGTGTATGATCCTATTAAAAAGATCGAGATTACAGAAGATAACTTTAAGGAGGTATTAAAGTACTCACACGCCGATTTCATAAAGGTAAAAGCTCTTACAGGAGATAAGAGCGATAATATACCCGGCATTAAGGGCATGGGTAAGGTTAAGGTAGGTAACTACCTTGCTGGCAGATATAAACTAACTGATAAAGAGCAAGAACTCTACGAGAAAAACGTACAATTAGTAACACTTACATCGGATAAGGATGAGGTGGCGTACGTAAGGTCTCAGCTAGCACGTCAGAATTATAATACTAATTGGGAGACTTTTTTATCTACTTGCAAGGAGTTAAAGTTTGAGCAAATAATCAAACATGAAGCAAAGTGGTATAGTGCCTTCTTTCAAAAGAATAGATTAGAGGAGATTTTGTCCTAAATAAATATATGAATGATTATAATCCAAACGACTTCGTTAACCCGATGCAAGTAAGAAGCCCATACTCCGGAGAAACAGCGCGCCCGGTTATTAGTCAATATGACCAGGGTGGTAATACCTATGAACAGGCAATTTTTACAGACCCAGTAACTGGGCATATAATTAAAAAGGGCATAACCTCTATTAAGTCTAAAGAGACTGGAGAGACTCTTGTTGATTGGCAAACAGTACATGCAGCTGCATCAAATACAACTCAGAGTAGATCTTAGTAAACTATATACTATAATCAGGTAGATGATACCCATACCTGAACAGTATATAATTCAATTTCTTTACGAGAATATATATAAGATCTCGTATAATAAATTTAATAAGACATATAATGGATGCTGCCCTATTTGTCGTGAAGGTGATTCATGGGGTAGAAAGAAACGATTCTATTATATTGTCGATAAAGAAGTCGCTTACTGCCATAACTGTGGCTATAGTAAGAAGCCTATCGCTTTTATCTCAGAGATAGCTAACAAACCTTTACAGGTTATTATCTCTGAGATAAAAGACTTCGATACCGAGATATCTCTCGAAGCTCCGAAGCAGGAGAAGCCTGAACAGGTAATTAAGACTGAGAGTCTACCTAAAGACTGCATTAATTTAACTGATGAGAGTCAGGTCGAGTACTATAAAGATAACCCGTTTGTTAGAATGGCTCTACATTGTATCAAGACACGTAAACTAGATAAAGGCGTCAATAGCCCTAAGACATTTTATATATCTCTTACTGATCCTGTTCATAAAAATAGATTGGTGTTACCGTTCTATGATAGTAATAATAATATAGTCTTCTATCAGACGAGAGGATTAGATAACAAAGACTTGCGAGACAGGCCAAAGTATCTATCTAAGGTAGGTGCTGAGAAGACGTTGTATGGTATACAGAACGTTAGTGCTGATCTCGATGCTGTGTTTATATTTGAGGGGCCTATTGACAGTTACTTCGTACAGAATGGTCTAGCTACATGCGGTATTACGGAGAGAGGTTCAAAAGTATTTACTGCCCTACAACAGCAACAAATTAATAGTTTGTATCTACACGATAAGGTATTCGTACTAGATAATCAATACATAGATACTGCAGCGCTTAATAAGAGTATCATACTCGCTGATAATAACGAAAGAGTCTTTATATGGCCAAAGGAGTTGAGAAAGTTTAAAGACTTTAATGATATATGCGTGGCAGGTAATAGAGACAAAATAAAACCTGAATTCATATTAAAAAATACTCATTCAGGTCTTAAAGCTAAATTACTATTAACTGCAATTAAGAATAGTTAGTTATGATAATCTGTTCTATCTCGGTAACCGACCTGGTCACTGACAACCTCCATTAATAGTTCAAATTGATCTTTACGTAGAGTCGATAAGAATTCTAACTCATCATCTCCAATAGCGTCGACGAACTTCTCAGCCTTTTCGATAAACTCGTCGAATTCCCCTACTGACTCATCTTCTTCTGGTTCAATTTCTCCAAATTGATCATCTTCAGGAGCATCTTCAGGTGCATATTGATCATTGTCTTCGGTTAGAGCTTTATTTTTGATATAGCTCTCAAATATTAAATTAATATCTGTTTTGTTTTTCATATTATTATTAAATATTATCTAGTAGCTACTAGAGTCTATGATACTTACCTTCAGCGTTTGGTGCATTAAGCGGCATTTCCATTATACCAACCCAAAACCCAGGTACTAACTCAACCTCCGCTGCATGCTTCTTAGCTGTTTCAAAATCAGTAAAAATACCATGTGTGTCAGTATCTTCGTGTTCTGCATTTGATTGGACGATATACACAACACCACCCTCACCATCTCTAGTTGGATCTTCCATTGGATCAGGTGCATATTGATCATTGTCTTCGGTTAGAGCTTTATTTTTGATATAGCTCTCAAATATTAAATTGATATCTGTTTTGTTTTTCATATTTTTAAATGTTAGTAAATGGTGATAATCTATCAAGATGTATGCCTAGATCAACTGCATCTATCTTCTGATCTGGTGCTTCAAGAGCATTAATGTCAGTCATAATGGCTTCGATCTCATTAAGAAGTGAGCTCAAGTATTCTACTGTTTCGGGATGATACTCCATAAACGCTTGTAGTTTCTCATAGACATTACTTTCATATTCCTCCGCGTCTTCTGTTGATACAGGACCGACGTCAGAAATGTACTCGACGCCGATCTCTTCACCATCGTCAATTGCAAACATATTAGAGCGTGCTAGATCAACGCCATCGAAATCAAGCACTCCTTGTAATTCACTGCCATCGGTAAGAGTAACATAAACTTTTTGGCCTCTTTGAAGAGAAGGAAAATCGTCACCTTCGGCATCTTCAAACGGGCCTTCAAAAAGATCGTTTTGCTCTCCAAATCTCTCATATGTTGCAACAGCATCCTCACCATACTTACTGATCAGCTCTGCCTTACTGACACCGTTACTAGCTTCAGCATCGAGTACATCGAACAGAAATGAGTCTGACTCATCCTGTGACTCTGGCAACCTATCATGCTTCTTATTGAACATGGCATCAAAATCAGGCGCAATTTGCTTAGCCTTAGAGTAGCTCTCAAAAATTAAATCAATATCGGTCTTGTTATGCATCGGCTTATTAGTTAAATCTATACTTAGGATCATTTGCACCAGCAAGATAACCCTTGAGAATTTCACTTAAGGACATTACTTCCATAGCAACTCTAGCAATCTTCTTTGTTTCAGAATTACTGATACTATCGAAAATAGTATCTGGTTCTGCCGAGTTAAGAGTAGTTTGTATACTGTCGTCTGTGCCATTTAAGTAAGATGCAAATTCATCCATCTTAGAGATCCAGCTATTCAATTCATCATACATCTGCTTTTGCTGGTTATTCAAGGGGGAACCTGAAGCATTATCTGGTAGATCTGCGCCTAGCTCGTCAGATGTGATGTCACTAAGCTCAGCGTCTAAAGCCTCTGCGTCTGTTAACGCTGGATCTTCATCCTGCTCCCGGAGAACCCTAGTAAATCGGTTATAGTATTTATTTGCCATATTTATATTTATAGTCCAAAGCTTAAATATATACATGAAGCGTAGATTATTTGAAGACCAACAAAAACCAGATACTGACCGCCAAGTATCTGGCATAGGGCCGGGAGCAAAAAATCCAGGTACCCCTGGTGGTATGACGACAGCAGACTATCTACAGCAGCGGAATGAAATACCGCCGACCATGAACGGAGTACCTTACCCGTTAGAGGCTATAGAAACTTCCATGGCAGATGTATTTGTCGACCTATCTAACCTATCTAAAATGCTCGATATAGCTAAGCTTAACCCTGTACTCTCTAAGAAAGTAAAGCACATTGATAGTCTAAATGAGTTACTCCAGAATATAGCAAAAAAGCTAGTGGATTTTGACGGTAAGTTAGCTATAATAAAGGGAGATGAGTAACCTATATAAATTATTTAGATCGTTAACTGTAACAGCATTAGTTAGCTTTATATTCGCTTCGATTTTTGCTGAGTACTTCTGGTCCGTGTTCGGTCTCACGACATTAGGACAGATTATTATATCATCATTTTTTTCACAAATATACAGTAATAGAGTTATCAGAGAGTTTGAAGATGTTAAAACTAATCAGATAAAGGAAGCTAATAGGAATGTTATTACTATAGCATGTCCTTGTGATGAGAGAACTGAACTAACCGTAGATTATAGATTTGATGAGGTAAATGTTGTTGAGTGTAGTAAGTGCAAGAAAAATATTAAATGCACTGCTGGTATAGGTACCGCCGTAACAACTGACCCGATATACTTTGAAAGATAATGAATAAGCTTGAAGAAATAACTACAGAAATTAGCCCAACAGCGTTCGAGCAGCTTAAATCAGAAAAAGCTCTAGACCGTGATGATATAATCGCTGGTATAGTATCAAGCATTAGCCGAGAATTAGGTGATGAAGTGCTACGTGGATGTGCTAAGCAAGGTAACGTTAAAAGCGACTCACTCGCGCTTATAAGGTCATTCCTACTTGAAGAGATTGATAATCTGAACTTAGCAAAAGATAGCGAAAATACAACGAGAATATCTAATGACAAGTTTAAGGATGGCCTTCGGAAGCAGCTTAATACTATTGTTTCCATATTAGAACTGTCAATTGAGAGAAAAGACATAAAGCACTTTATGGTAGGTGCTCTCCTTAAATCACTTTAAAAGAGGAACATCGATATAATTACGTATGAAGAAAAACAAAGTAATTAAAGGTAGAGGTAACGAAGTTCTGGCGGAAAACGATATAGATTATTTAGCTAGATTTGCATGCCTAATGGTTGGCGTGAATGTGGCGGCAGAAGCTGCAGAGAGGTTAGGTATGGATCCAGATAAGAATAATAAATGGATTAAGCCTATGGTCTTCCAGAAGTATATCGATGAGAGATATGAGGATATGAAGTTTAATATTAAAAGAGGAGTATTAGAAGGTAGAGAAGATGCAACATATTCCTGGTAGTACATTTCTCAATAATACAACTAGATACGGTAAGTTCTTTAAGAGAGGCACCCGTTACAAGTTGCTTAATATTAAACCTAGCAGAGGCGAAGACAAGAGCTTTATATATGTATTCGATGCTGGCGATGGTCGAAAGGAAATTACTTTTGCCTCAACGAAAGAGGCTGATGCGTTTTTATCGAACTTCGTTATCTAGTAATATTCACCATACACGTCTGTATCGTTTTCTGACATATCGAATACTTGCTCCTTACTAAATGAATCAACATCGTATTCATCGTAATTAACTTGCTTAGGCAGCGACTCTGGATTCTCACCACCTGATAGTCTACCAGCAAAAGAATCTTCGTAGATCTGATCATTACCGGAGAAGCCGACGCTTAGGGTATCATCACCCGGATGGTCCCCGACGAATAAAGGATCGTCCCCAACCGGATCACCTTGTTGCGTTACTAAGAACTCCGGCCCTATAGATGTAAAAGGTATACCAGGCTCGAAGCTGTAATCGTAACGTTTAGCTTTTACTAAGAACACGTAATGACCGGCCAGTGGATTTATTTGAGCGATATCCTCATCTAGCTTTTCTGTTATTTCAAAATACTTAGGCTGTCTACTGGATGGCCTATCTTCACCAAATTCAGAGAGTTGGAAGATGTCACCAGCTTTCGGCTCAATTATGTCATTCTGAGTACCCCATAACCCTTCGGCCGTTAAAGAGCTGAATGCAGCTTCGAAGGACTCAATATGTATAAAGCCTGTAACCTCATCATCACTAAGAAAGCCGAACTGACTTAAAGTTATAGCGTTATCGTTTAAGTTTATACCCATTACAAACTTAACAGGTGGCGCAAATCTCTTCGTAGGTTGCTCACCGTATAGATTATCAGCTGATAATGTATTGAAAGTATTTACATAGTAGGTAGTCTTGACACCAAACTGATTAATCAGCTCTCGCCACCAGTTATCAAATAGAATACGTTCACTTTCTTGGTTCGACTTATCAGTAAATCTCCAACATGTTTGATCATTCTGAACCAATCCAGGGAATGGGTTATTGTTATAATCGACGCTCATTTACTTTTTTAATACGAATGTGTTGTTTTGCGGATTGTAAGAGATAATAATACCAGTCTTACCCAGCTTTTGTTCCTTGTCCTTATGCGGCACGATACCGTATGTATCTCTAATATATTCTAAATCTTTATTATTACATACACATGTACCAGGATGTTCTTTTAATCTCTCGATATTTTGATTCTTTGCAAGGTCCTTCTTGTATGCATCAGGTACTAGGTTGAGTTTCTTTCTTCTATACGAGTGATGCGTATCTGTGAATCCATGACCTCTATGTCTTGGTCCACGATTGGAGAAGAAGGTAGCAAAGCTGTTCATATTTATATTTATACAAAAAAAAGCTGTAACCTAAGTTACAGCCTTTTTTAGTCTAAGTTTTTTTATTTGATATTAAGCGAATAGTGACTCACCAGGCTTATTAGCCTTAGTTGCGTGTACCTTATTTGATCCAGCAGCAATCTTAGTAGCGTCACCCTTCTTCTGATTTACAAGTGGCTCGCCAAGATCTTCATCTGCAACACCTTGTTGCTTCTTAACTTTAGCATCTGCTTTACCACCAGCTGTTTTACCAGTTACTGTAGATTTAACTCTATTTGATCCAGCACTAATCTTAGTTGGTTGACCACCCTTAAGATTTACAAGAGGATGACCATGGTCTTCAGCATCAACAGCTTCGTCCATTGTGTCATCTTCGTCTTCGTCTTCGTCCTCTTCCATCTCTTCGTAATCTTCTGCATCTGCATCTTCGGATTCATCACCCATAGCAGCTTGGAGTAATTCGCAAAGGCCTTCAGCCATATCACGGTCGATTGTAATGGTAATGTCACCAGTATCTTCACCTTCAGCGGTATCTTCTACCTCATCCACTTCAATACCAAGAGCATCTAGCTCAGTATCATCGCCCATTACTTCTTCAAATAGTTTATCAAATGTTGACTTCATATTATTATTTATATCTACCTTGTACCTTTTTGCAAGCTTTTCGTCAAATTGTTCAGCAGAAAACTTACCTGGTGTATATAGGTTACCCTTCTTATCCTTCTTTTTCATCTTCTTCGGATCTATGGCTGGCTCGAAACCGTCGATCTCCGCGATGTCTGATGTCATCTTGTTTTGAATATCATGAGCTTGCTTACTATCGGCATCAACTGGACCAGGGCCTGCCTTAGTGCCGAAATTCTTAAGACCACCTTGCATGCATCCGGTGGCGGCAGCCTTTTTACGACTATCTTTTGACTCTTTAATTAGGGAGTCTTTATAGACATCCCAAATTTCAGTTAGATTTTTATGTTTTGACATGTAAATATTTAATAGATGGTTGACAAAAATAAACAGATATATATGAATAACCCTAATCTACCCAGTAAAGGGTCGGTTTTTGAATATTCACCAGTGCAGATTAAACAGCTTAAGAAGGCATCTAAGAACCTTCTATACTTTGCTGAGACTTTCTTTCACATCATCTCACTCGATGACGGTAAGCAGAAAATTAAACTACACCCTGCTCAGAAACGAGCTCTGCGTAAGATGAGAGATAATAGGTTCTTTATATTACTGGCGTCGCGTCAGATAGGTAAGACTACAATGATGACGATTTATGCGTTATGGATAGCATGCTTTAATAGAGACCAGAAGATACTTGTTGTAGCAAACAAGGAGGGGACTGCTATTGAGATTATGCAGCGTATAAGAATGGCTTACGAGGAGCTCCCTAACTGGCTTAAACCTGGTGTTGAAGAGTACGGTAAGACTGCTGTGACATTTGCTAACGGTACTCGAATCGGTATATCTACTACGACAGGTACAGCTGCTCGTGGACAATCCGTAAACTGTCTCGTACTAGACGAGCTTGCCTTTATTGAACCTCACCTCGTCGACGAGTTCTGGAAATCAGTATATCCTATTATTTCATCATCTAAGAAGTCTAAGATCTTCGTTGCATCGACAGCTAATGGTACTGGTAACTTATTTCATAGATTATACGAGGCAGCAGATA